TGATTATGGAATAGAAATACCAAGCGGCAGGACTAAAGGCAATGTTAAGGTGTTTTGTCCTCAATGCCACAAATCCCGCTCTGATAAGCACGACAAGTCTTTGTCTGTTGATTTGGACAAAGGGGTATGGAACTGCCATTATTGTGGCTTTTCCGGCCACCTGGAGTACACGGAAGAGGAGCGAAAGGAGTGGGCAAAGCAGCAGATGTGGTATAACCCACATCAGTCCGTAAAGCACGAGCCAAAAACATACCGCAAGCCGAAACCACGTCAGCATTCGGTAATGTCCGATAAAGCCTATCAGTGGTTTGCCGGACGTTGTATAAGCAAGCAGACTGTGGACGCTATGCGCATAACGGAGGGTATGGAGTTCATGCCGCAAAAGAATAAGGAGCAGAACACGGTGCAGTTCAATTACTATAAGAATGGCGAGTTGGTAAACACCAAGTTCCGGACAGGCGACAAGCTGTTCAAACTCTGTCAAGGTGCAGAACTTTTACCGTACAATATCGACGCTATCAAGGGACAAAAGGAGTGTATAATCACAGAGGGAGAAATGGACGCCCTGTCGTTCTACGAATGCGGGCGGCATGACGTTGTGAGTGTACCCAACGGTGCAAACGCAAATCTAACATATTTGGATGACTACATCGCAGACTATTTTGATGACAAGGAGACTATCTTCATTGCGTCCGATAGTGACACGAAAGGCGTTTTGCTGCGTGACGAACTGATCCGGCGTTTTGGAGCAGAACGGTGCAGAATAGTAGAATATGGTGACGGCTGTAAAGATGCGAATGAGCATTTGCAGAAATTTGGCAAAGACAGTCTTTTGAAATGTTTGGCAGATGCGCCTGAAATCAAGGTTGAAGGCATCTTTGCCGTAAGCGATTTTGAGCAATCTCTTGACGCTATCTTTGAGACAGGCTTGAAGAAAGGCGTGACCATAGGACATGAGAATTTCGACCGCCTCTGCTCTTTTGAGACGAAACGTCTGCTCGTTGTGACGGGTATTCCCGGTAGCGGCAAGTCAGAATTCATTGACGAAATGGCAGAACGATTGAACATGCGCTATGGATGGCGTTTTGCATACTTTTCACCAGAGAACGCTCCGCTGGCATATCACGCAAGCAAACTGATTGAAAAGTTCACAGGTAAGAAGTTTGGTAAGCAGACGCTCCCTCTTGGGGAATATGTGCAGGTAAAGCAACACCTCGAAAGTGACTTTTTCTTCATCAGCCCGCGTGATGACTTCCGGGTTGATAGCATTCTTGACAGGGCAAAGTTCCTTGTTCGGAGACGTGGCATTAAGGCTCTCGTGATAGACCCATACAACCGCTTGGAAAATGAGCAGGGGAGCAAGAATGAGACGCAGTACATCAGCGGCCTGTTAGATAGACTGACAAAGTTTGCGCAACAGAATGATGTGCTCGTGATACTCATGGCGCACCCAACCAAGCAGCCGAGGAATAGGGACGGAGTGATAGAACCTCCAACCCTGTACGACATAAGTGGCTCTGCTCACTTCTACAACAAATGCGACTTTGGCATAATTGTTCATCGCGATCGCATTCAGGAGAAAGTGGAGGTGAGGGTGTCAAAAGTGAAATTTCGTCACCTTGGAGAGGTGGGTAAGTGCTATTTCAAGTATAACCTCAACAACGGACGTTATACGCCTCTGATAGAAAACAAAGAACCGCTATGGGACAACAGCAATCACCTTATTACCGACTTGCAGCAAAAGGAGATGGCAGCTGACGCTGCTTCCGTGTTGAATTTCGGAGAGGATGAAACCTATAGCGAGCAGTACGATAATTCCTATGAAGAGGATGAAGAATGCCCGTTTTAATCAATAACCATTAAGAAGTATTGACAATGAAATTGAGAAAATTCAGGGTTGTTGCAGACTCTTGCCCGCGAAAACGAAAAGACTGTAAAAATTGCCGTTATTGCTTCGGTTATGACACGAAAGTGTATTGCTATTACGGAGATAAAGACTGGCTGTAAATATATGTGCGAGGAGGCAATCTATTGTTGCCCTTGCAATCTACCAAACAAATAAACATTACGGAAATGAAATTGAAAGTTTATGTTATCACGCTGTCAGTAGTATTCCCGGTAACTCATCCGAGGGCTGGAGAATCAACCCTGTTTAGACAGCGTTTCAAACGGGCGCGGATTTGCGCAAAGTGCAGGAGCACTAAAAATACCGCATTATGTATGTGTGTGCGGGAGTGTATCAGCCTATACTCAAAGAAGCACACTATGCGTGCTAACTATGAGCTGTGGGAGGCTCGCTTCAAGGAGATAGAAGCAGGTAGAGCCTGTTTGTCTATCCGGCAATGGACGGGAAAACCATATGCGAGCAAGCAGGTGGAGATAGCACGTCTGACGAAAGAAGACGGCATTGGTCTGCAGGTTTGTCGGATTTATAAAAATACTGCAATCATTGACGGCCACCCAATTGACAAAGAGGTAGTGGCATGGAATGACGGACTGTCTCTCGAAGACTGGGAGGCGTGGTTCAAAAACTACGACAAGACAAAGTCGTTGGCTGTTATTCACTTTACAGATTACCGATATTGATATGAGAACGCCAATCACATATTACGGTGGTAAGCAACGCCTGTTGAATACCATCCTTTCAATGATACCTCCTCATAAGATTTACGTTGAACCGTTTTTCGGCGGCGGAGCCGTGTTTTTTGCCAAAGAGCCGTCTTACCTTGAGGTAGTAAACGACATCAACGATAACATTATTACGTTCTTCCGGGTGTGTCAAAACGAAAGCACCTGGCAGGAACTGAATGCGAAGATCCAGAGCACGCTTTTTTCGGAAGCATTATTCCTGCAGGCGAAAACAATTTGGAACGGCTATTGGCCTGCGAGTGATGTAGAAAGAGCGTGGGCAACTTGGGTGTGCTGCAACTATGCCTTCAACGCAACACCGCATGGCGGATGGAAGTGGGACATGGGCACAGCAGGAAGTCATTCCGGCCGGGTAGCAGCTCATAAGCGCAACTGTTTCACAAAGGCAATCTTTGAACGCCTGCAATATGCGCAGATTTCATGTAGAAACGCAATAAATGTTTTGAATGAGCGTAGCAGTACCGACACCTTTGCATACATAGACCCACCATACATTGGCTGTGACCAAAAACACTATCATGGATATGGCGACAACGAATTTGAGGCGTTGCTGTCAGAACTCGAGCAACATTATCAGGGTAAGTTCCTGCTTTCTACCTTTGCTAACGACTTGATTATTGACTATGCGAATAGGAACGGTTGGCTGATAATGCGAAAAGATATGCACATGTCAGTCGCAAATTTACGTGTGAAAGAATGTGGCAAAAATCACCGTAGAAAAGAGGAACTGTTGGTGCATAATTACAACATTTTAGACGGCACGCAAAAACTATTTTGAAATGGCTCATGTACATCTTAAACTAAAGTGAAACCGATAATTGTAAATTGGAGGAACGAATTATGGATAGTCCAAAGAAAATTTTTGTCCGTGTTTTTGGCGAGTGGGGAATTGCTCGAACGTGGAGTTCTATTCCAACGAGGAAGAGTAACGAAAAAGACCTTGTGTATATCAACCGCGACGAGTTGATGGCTCTGCTTGATGCCGAGAAAGAGGAAACGAGCATCGGGCTGTGCGAGTATGATGCTGGGCATGAGAATGGTCGCATGGAGGTGATAATGTCGCTAACGGAGAAAATAAAAACACTATAAAGAGGGATATTGATGAAACACAAACTTTTATACATAGATTTGTTTTGTGGCGCTGGAGGCACAAGCACAGGTGTGGAACGCGCTCGTGTCGGCGGAGAAAAATGTGCCCGTGTAATTGCCTGTGTAAACCACGATAAGAACGCTATAGCAAGCCACGCGGCCAACCACCCGAACGCTCTTCACTTTACCGAGGACATTCGCACGCTTGACGTTGAACCGTTGGTTGAGCATACGCGTCGAGAACGCGAGAACACCCCAGACGCGTACCTTGTTTTGTGGGCGTCTCTCGAATGCACGAATTTCAGTAAGGCGAAAGGAGGGCAACCTCGAGACGCTGACAGCAGGACGCTTGCAGAACACCTGTTCAGATATATTGAGGCGCTCCAGCCGGACTACATCTATATCGAGAACGTTGAAGAGTTCATGTGTTGGGGAGACCTTGACGAAGACGGAAAGCCTGTAAGCAAAGACCAGGGTAGGCTATATTTGCGATGGGTTAACAACGTGTGTAAATACGGTTACGACTTTTCGCACCGTTTGCTCAATGCTGCAGACTACGGAGCGAGGACATCACGAACGCGGTTCTTTGGCATCTTCTCGAAGCACGGGCTTCCGACGGCTTGGCCGGAGGCTACGCATTGTAAAGGAGGTCGCGCGGCAGACATGTTTGGAGGCGGTCTGAAACCGTGGAACGCAGTCCGGGACGTGTTGGAACTCGACAAAGAGGGAGAGAGCATTTTTATGCGCAAATCTCCACTCGTTGATAGAACGCTGGAGCGTATATACGCGGGGTTGATAAAGTTTGTTGCCGGAGGAAAAGACGCGTTTCTCGTTAAATATAACAGCTGGAGTAAGTCCGGCAGATATATAGCGCCCAGCGTGGATGAGCCTTCCCCTGTTGTGGCTACGCAGAACCGCCTTGGTGTCGCAAAGGTTCAATTCCTGTCGAAACAATATGGCGGCGATCCTGCAGGAAAGAATATACGTATAGAAGAGCCAGCGGGATCGGTGACGTGCAAAGACCATCACGCGTTGGTCAATGCGCATTTCATTGATGCCTATTATGGTAACGGACATGAGCACTCAATAGACGAGCCTGCACCTGTTGTGCGTACGGTCGGACATCTTGCCTTGGTCGATGCGCACTTCATTGACATCTACTACGGCAACGGATTCAATAAGTCTATTGACGAGCCCGCACCTACGGTACTCGCAAAAGACAAAATGTCACTTGTCACATCACGTTTCTTCGCCAACGAATATAGCGGTGGCGGGCAACTTTCTGATATAAATAGCCCGTCTCCAGCAGTAACGACTGTCCCGAAGATGAAACTTGTGTCCGTTGATAAGTGGATAATGAACACCCACTTTAACAACGTTGGGAGCAGCTTGGACGAGCCGTCTCCAGTCATCACGGCAAACCACAAATATCACTATCTGATGAACCCTCAATTTGCGAGTAAAGGCGGAAGCATAGACAGCCCCTGTTTCACTCTAATAGCGCGCATGGATAAAATGCCACCGTATCTCATTACTACGGAGCAAGGCGAGGTAGCCGTCGTGATTTACGAAAGCGACAGCCAGGTTATGCGTAAGATTAAGGAGTTCATGGCAATTTACGGCATCGTTGATATAAAGATGCGAATGCTCAAT